TGAACTAACTGAAGGGCTCAAGCGCGCCATTCGGTTTCGAATCGGCCAGATGGTTAGCCGAATCCTCCTCACCGCGATCGACGACACCGGCCTCGACGTGAAGGGCTCGGTCTCGCATCAAAGAGTGGACGGCGACACGTTCGCCAGCGGCGGAACGAATCGCAACGCGACGCGGTTTCAAGATTACGGCGTTACGTCGGTTCCCCTCATCGGCGCCGAAGGTCTCGCCCTCCAGGTCGGCGGCTCTCCGTCGCGGCTGGCGGTCGTCAACGTCGACGACCCCCGCCACCGCCCGACAAACCTCGCGCCTGGCGAGGTCCAAATTTACACCGACGAAGGGCTCGTTCTTCACGCGAAACGAGGCCGAATCGTCGAGCTCGCCGGAAACGCAATTGACATCGACGCGGGATCGGGAGACGCAGACATCAACGCATCAGGCGCCGTCAATATCGGCGGAACAACGGTGGTTATCACCGGAACGATCACCCTCGAGGGGAAAGCCTGGGCGTCTCATACCCATTCCGGAACGTCGGTGATCTCTCCGGCCGGCACGCTGGGCGGAGCGTGCACCGGAGCCACAGGGCCACCATTATAAATGCCGGACCTCAGACTCGAGAAAAAGAACCTCCGATTCGATCAACCCGCCGGCCCGATCTTTCCGGTGGAGGGCGGCGTCGGAACACCCGGCCAGGGCATCGCCGCCGGCGATTCCGCGTCATTCGACAAACGCGAGGGTTTCGACCTCTCGCTCGCCTCCTCGCCCGCATGGGGTCAGCTCGAACTCGAGGACGGTTTTCGATCGCAGGTCATTCTATCGGTATTGACCGACCGCCTCGCCGAAGACTCCGACGACGTCCCGCAGTCCGACAACCCCGCATTTCCAGAGCGTCGCGGCTACTGGGGCGACTTCCTTTCGCCGCTCGGCCTAGACGACCGCTACGGTTCTCGCTTGTGGCTCCTCGAGGGCCACGCCTTGAACGACGAGACCCGCGCACGCGCCCGGTCTTACGTCCTCGAATCGCTCGCCTGGCTCGAATCCGAAGGAATCGGCGTTGTCACCGTCGAGACCCGAGTCCCGTCTCGGGGTGTCCTCGAGATTTTCATCACGATCACCGACGCCACGACCCGGCTTGATCGCCGTTATGCGATCCAATGGGAAGCGATGGCGAAGAAGGGCGTCTAAAACATGGCATTCACCCGGCCAACTGTCGCCGAAATCCTCGACCGAATCCGCGGCGACGTCAAAGGCGTCTTAGTCGACTTCGATCCGTTCGCACCGCGGACCGCGGTCCTCGCGCTGATAATGTCGCAAACCGCGCAGATTCACGAGCTCAACGGTCGGCTCGAACGCGCCGCCCGGAATCACTTCGGCGACACCGCCGAGCTCGACGACCTGGTCCGACTCGCCGCGGAGGAGGGGTTAACGCAAACCCTCGGCGCCAAGGCGCAGGGATTCGCCCGGTTCGCCCTGGCCGCGGAGGTCGTCCCGGCTCCGACTGCCGGATTATTCCTAGTCAATGCCGCGGGGGATCGATACGTCGCCCTGACCTTCCCCTGGATCGCGGCCCTCGCGAGTTACGTCCCGCAAATCGAAGCGGTCGAGTCGGGCGAAAAATACAACCTCGCGGCCGGCTCCGCGATCGACCTCGAGGAGCCCTTCGCCGGAATCGCCGCAGGTCTCGGGCAAGTCCGCCCGGCCCCCGACGAGGTCTCGGCCGGAACGAACGACGAGACGACAGAAGCATTTCGCAACCGGTATTTGTTGCACAAGCGCCGGGCGCCGCAGGGCGGAACGCTCACCGACTTTCAACGATGGACATTCGAATCAATTGCAAACGGCTGGACGCGGGTATTTGTCGTCAAACCCGCCACCGGCTCAAACGTCATTCAGATTTACGCCGTAAACGACGCCGCCGACGCGGCCGGAAACACGATCAATCGAGTCGCAGGGGATTACGTCACCGCGTTCAATTACATCGACGCTGACGACCGCCGGCCGTTATGCGCTGACGTGCAAGTGGACCCGCCGACGCTCGTATCCCTAAACCCCGCGATCACACTCACACCGAATACGACCGCAGTCCAAGACGCTGTAAAAGCCGAGATCGTCCAGTTTTTAATTCGGACGGCGACAATCGGCGGAACCGTCGTTCATTCCCAATTGGCTGAAGTCATCTCGCGAGCGACCGGCGAGACGAGCTCGGCGCTGACCAGTCCGGCCGGAAATAAAGCTCACTCTGCCGGGCAGCTCCCCATTCTCGGCGTTCCGGTTTTCACATAATGATTGCAAAGACCGCCGCCGACTGGTCTCAATCGCTGATCGACCATATGCCGCAAGGTTTCGCACTCGATCTCGACGAGGGCGGACTATTTCGCCGGCTATTTGAAGGCCTCGCGATCGAGCTGGCACGATTCGACGCGCTCTGTGACGATCTCCTAGACGAGCTCGACCCCTCGACGACCGTTCAATTCATCTCGGATTTCGAACGAATGCTCGCTCTTCCGAGAGATTGTCAAACGCCGCCGACGATCCTTGAGCAACGTCGCGCCGTAGTTATCGCCGTGTTGACTCGGAACCGGAACCTCGCGCCGAATACTCTGATCGAAATCGCCGCGATTTATGGATTCACGATCACGATCGCCGAACACGGCGCCCCCGATGCGGCCTCGACCTGGTTTCAATACGACGTCACCACCTCCGCGGCGATTGAAGTCGTCCCATTTACGTCCGGTGGTTCGGTTGCAAACGACCCGCTCGGCGCGGTCACGCAATTGGATTTGGATTGCATTCTGAGCGAAATTGAACCGGCTTGGGCCGAGCATGTTTTTGTGTAAGGAATTCGAAATTGTATAGAACCGACGCCGCGAACAGTGCGCCTGTTGAGCCGACCCCGGCAGTGCTCGGGACGGAAGGCTATTTTGCAAACCCTGCTGGCGCTCTCGATGGGGCCACGGTTGACGCCGCTTGGCTTAACGCCCTGCAAGGATCGCTGGTGGCAATCCTCGACGACCAGTCGATCGCGCACTCGAAGACGGACCCGACCGCGCTCCGCCGGGCCATCGAGTCGCTCGTCGCGCAAAAGGTCGCGCTTGTCGACACCGGCCGCCCAGGCTACGAGTCAGGGCTCGAGCTCACAGTCCAGCCGACCTCGACCAACTTCGACATCGCGCCCGGCGCCTGTCGCGACTCTGCAAACTCGACGACCTCCGTTGCGTCTTCAGGTTTTTCTAACCAGGACGCCTCGGTCGCTTGGAATACCGGAGTCGGAACGCTCGCATCGACGGTCACATGGGTTTCGGGTCTATATTTGAGAGTCTTCGCGCTGGGCAAGGTCGGCGACCCTGAAATGAATATTGGCCTCGACTTGGTCCCCAATGCCGCCGGCCTCCTCGCCGACGCGGCCGGCGATGGCTTCACGACCTACCGGCAGATTGGCTGGGTGGTTAAGCACTTCGGGACGAACCTCCTGCAATTCAATCAGCGCCCAGAGAATCGCGAGTTTTTCATGCTCGAGGAGTCCGACCTGTCGAACGATAGAATTTCGAATTTCGTTCCGGTTAGTGACGCCGCGGGCGCTGCGGGGTTCACGAAAGATTTAGACTGTCCTATTGAGTGCTTGCTAATCACGACTGTGTCGTTTGGAAATTCGGATTTCGTCGAGGAGCTCCGCTGGGCAACATTTCACGAGTCAGCGAATCCCTCCGCGGCAAGCGCAACGAATCATTTCGCCGCATATCAGCCCGACCTAACTTCGCCAAACACGCGCAACTGCCACGTCCTGCTACCCACAGGAACCTCCGGAACCGGCAACCGCGGCGAAGTTCATGCTCGAGTTAGCGCCGGCGATGTGTTCCAATTCCAGACGCGGGGTTTTATCTGGTCGCGGGAGATTTTCTAAATGTATAAAATCGACACCGCGAACACGGTCCCAGCAAAGCCCACGCCGGCCGCGCTCGGCGCCGAGGCGTTTTTCAAAAACAGAACCTCAATATCTGCCGATGGGACGCTAGTCGACGCCGACTTTCTGAACATGCTCCAGGGCTCATTGATCGCGGTTCTCGACGATCAAGGGATCGCCCACTCGAAGACCGTTGCTACGCGATTCCTGGACGCGGTCGACGCCCTGGTCGCCGAACGAATTGCGCTTTGCCAAGTGAATCAGCGAAGCATGATTTCCGGCCTCTACATCATCCCGACCGCAGGCGGCTCGACTTTCACCGTCGACGACGGCACAGCGCGCGACTTTGCAAATTCGAATTTCATGCGCAACTCGGCAGGATTGAAAACGAAGGACTGCTCGATCGCCTGGAACACCGGCACCGGAGCAATGGCCTCGAGCAACACCTGGGCCGATCCATATTTCGGCCGGGTATTCGCGATCGGAAAGGCGACTGGCTTTGATATTAACTACGGAGTCGATCAGTCCGCGACCGCCGCAAACCTTCTGTCGGATGCGGCCGGCGATGGCTTCACGACCTACCGGCAGATTGGCTGGGCTGTCCGCGTGGGCGCTGGCCTCCTCGAGTTCAAGCAGTCGAAAGAGTGGCCTGTCCTGTGGAAGCTCCCCGAGCCGCGAACCCCGGTGAACGACAACGCGATCGCCGCGACGACCAGCGCAACCTTCGACCTAGACGTCCCTGCCGAGACTCTTCACTATGGAACTCACACGGTTTTTACTGATGGCGGCGTATCGACTGAGTTTTACGGACAGATAGGGATCGGAGCGTCGCCAGCTTTGCCTACATCTGCGATCTACAACTATGCGCACATGCGATTTACTAACGATTGGCGGAGCGAGTCGCCCACGATCTTTTCAATACTCACCGCCGGCGCCGCAACGCTCCAGGGCCGACTAACTTCGCGCTTTAGTTCGACAAGCGGCGCACCTAGATATTACGTTTCGACCCAGGGCTTCCTTTGGGACCGGAGGAATACTTAGGATGTATAGAATCGACACGGCTAATTCTGTCGCGATCAAGCCGACCCCGTCCCCTCTCAGCGGCGAGGAGTATTTCCGCGACGGAACCTCGGGAGCTGGCGACGGGACGCTCCTCGACGCCGACTTTCTGAACATGGCGCAAGAGTCGCTGATCGAGATCCTAGACGACCAGTCGATCGCGCATTCGAAGACGGACCCGTCGACGTTCCTCATCGCCCTTCGTGCGCTGATCGATCAAGAGTGCGCGGCGCTCATCTCGGCCGCGCGAGGTCACATCGCCGGATTAATATATTCGTCAACGTCGACTTCTTCGTTTGAAATTTCGCCCGGCGAAGCTCGCGACATCGCGAACACTTCGACTATTCAGCTCGCGTCGACAAAGGCCAAAGACCTTTCCATCGCATGGAACGAAGGAACCGGCGCACTGGCCTCCGGAAACACGATCACCGGAAACCCATATTTCGGCCGCATATTCCTGTTAGGCAAGAGCTCCGACGCCACCGCCGCGAATATCGGCGTCGACACTTCAGCAACGGCCACAAACTTATTGGCGGACGCCGGCGGAGGCGGCTGGAATATGTTCCGGCAGATTGGCTGGGCGCTTTACAACGTATTTTCCACGAACACGCTATCGAGTTATTATCAAGAGCCGAACCTCCCCGGCTTTTGGCGGATCGTCGACTTCGTCCCGACCGGATTCACGACTGTCGGGACGACCCCGACATTAAAGGCGGTCACGATTCCAGCCGGAACGCAATTTTTCGGACTGACTTACGTCGGCATAGAGACATTTCCCTTCCCTTCGACACAAAAACACATAAACCTCCTGGGAAGCCTGACGGACGGCGAGCAAACATTTATCGACATCGAAGGTCGATCCAATGCCCTTTTAGCCTATTCCACGACCGAACCGCTTAGGGTCCAGGCCGGCGCATTCCCCAATTCTGGCGCCATAATCTCGAGTTCGAATACGCCGGCAATTAGCGCAACCCGCTACGAGATCGAACACCAGCCTTTCGGTTTCTGGTGGAATCGCTCGCTGTGAACCTCGAGCCGCTCGCCGACGTCGCGATCGAGATCGCCGGCACGGACGGGATCGAGATTAGAGACATCCAAAACGAACCGTCCGAAGTCGCCGCCCGCGCCGCCGACCTCGCCCAGTCCGCGCTTCGCGGAATTATTGCTCGAATGAATCCAGATTT